CCATTAAAAGCATTGAAACGTGTATATACATTAGCACTCACAGACGATGATAAAAAATTATTACACAAATTATATCCAATATTAATTTCAAATGTAGCAATATTAAATAAAGCAAATAGCATTATTAAAACATTTATTTCTATTATTGAAAAATACGGCAATAAATACAATAATGAAATTAGACAACAATTAAATAATTTGAAAGTTCTAATATCAAATATTTATGAATTTAATTTTAATGAAATGGAAATTGACAAAGTTTTTGATAATAAAAATGTATCATTAAAAGTATTAGAAAGTGTAAGTGATAAATTTGATAATGTAATAAACAAACAAACCAATAAATTAATAGACGAATATAAAATTACAATTCCTAAGAAATATTTATTATAAATTTATTCTAAGTTATTATCATTTTTAATATGTATTTTTAATATATATTAAATGGCTGAATTATCATTCTCAAAAGGAAAACGAATTGCGGTTGTTGAGAATTCTAAAATAAAAGCAGAAAATGGAACAGAGATATTTTTATATCATCCCGACCATAAATGTTGTCTTAAATGTAATGATAAATGTAAAAAAGTAAATAAATGTTGTGAGAGTTGCGCTAAAACAACATATCACGAAAAATTAGCAGTAAAAGACACTAATATCGATATTGATAATTTGAAAAAAATAATGTCAATATTTGGAAATAAAAGTTTAAAATTAACTGATGATGAATTAGATGACTTAATTGATACAAATATCTCAGGTGGTGCGTTAGTTGGTTCTAATGTTGGAAAAGATAAAATAATTTTACGTAGTGGCAATTTTCAAATAGCACCGTCTAATGTCTATGGACAACCTCAAAGACTATTTGTGTGTGGTAGAGCAGGTAGTGGAAAATCATTTTGGGTTGCTGAGTATTTACAACAATTTAAAAAATTCTATCCAAAAAGAAGAATTTATTTAATTTCACAGAAAACTCACGATAAATTATTAGACCCATTAATTCATAAAAGAATACCAATTAATGAAATAGAAGACGCACAATTCACCGCAGACGATTTTAAAGAATGTCTTGTTATATTTGATGACGTAGATGTTATTTCTAATAAGAAAGAAGAGAAGGCAGTATTTGACTTAATAGCTAAAATATTAGAAGTTGGCAGAAGTTTAGACACATACGCTATTCTCACATTACACATAGCCGCATCACATAATCAATCTAAAAGAATGTTAAACGCTTCGACGCACTATATATTCTTCAAGGATAGTGCAACACATAGCAACGAATATGTTTTACAAAATTATTATGGATTTGATAAGAATGAATTAAAAATATTACGAAAAATGAATTCACGTAGTATTACAATAATTAGAGACGTTCCACAACTGATTTTAGCTAATGACCTATTATGTTTTCAAAGTAAATTAGTTGAGTGAGTTTATATATTTTTGGTGTTTTAATGATTTTTCGTGCCGTAATTTGTCAGTTTTTCTAAAATTAGAACCGCAATCACAATTCATTGTTTCTTTCTCTCTTTCTTTTCTTTTTTCTTTATTTTTTTCATAATATTCTTTATCTTGTTTTTGTTTTTGTTCTTTATGTTCTTCTCGGTATTTTTTATTAACTTCTAAAATTATTTCTTTATTATCTTCATAATATTTTTTATCTCTTTCTTTTTCTTCTTCTTTTGTTATAATTGGTCTTTGTTTATTTACAAGTATATCTTTATATTTGTCAATATATTCACGTTCTTTCTTTAATAGTTCATCCTTTGTATTACAATTAATACTTTCTAATAAAACAATTTCAACGTTTCCCAATTTAAATAATTCATAACTTGATATATACCCATTATTATTATCTTTTATCCAATCTTTATAGTTTGCTTTATGTTTTGCCAATCTTTGACACAATCTCTCTTTACAAGTTGAACCAACATATATTTTGTCAGTTTCATTACTTACCAATTTATAAATCTTGCCATTATTGTATCGGTTAATTTCAGTCATTTAATAATAATAATATTTTTGTTGCTTCTTTTTAACCTTTTTAATCTTTTGTTTTTTAATGCCCCATCCTGCAAAGTCATCTATATCATTATCCTCATTTTTAGTCTCAACATTTCTACTTAATGCCTGAAACTTTTTATTTGCTTTTATTAGGTCATTAAATGATGGTTCAGCTTTTTTAACTTCTTTTTGAATAATTTTTATTTCTTTTTTTGTAAGTTTTGGAGTTTCTTTAAGTTCATCAAGAAAAGATTTTTTAATTTTTATTTCAGGTTTTTTTACTGGTTTTAATGTTGTTCCTTTTCTTATGCTTTCTAAAAATTTGTCATTTTCATTTTCTTTTGGTTCTGGTTTTTGATATACAACACTTCCGGCAGGTGGTTTCGGTATTAATTCCTTTTGTGGTGGTAATGGTGGAGCAGGGGGAATATTAAATGATGGTGGCAAAGGTGGAGCAGGTGGAATATTAGATGGTGGCAAAGGTGGGGCAGGTGGAATATTAGATGGTGGCAATGGTGGGGCAGGTGGAATATTAGATGGTGGCAAAGGTGGAGCAGGGGGGATAAATGGTTTTGGTGCTGGTGATAATTCTTCGTTTCTTATGTTATCCTTTATATCATCAATAGTTTGTGTGGTTTTAATTGCTCGTGAAATTTCATCGTTTGCCATAGATACAGCTTTTTCAATTGCTTCTGGTGTCATTTTTTTGGGTTTATGTGCTCTATTACCAAACACAAGCCAATCCATAAAATCTTGTTCTTCTTCAAGTGGTTTTTTAGCAAAATTACGCAATTCTTTAAAAATCCAAGACATTAATATATATATATTGAATTTATAATTATAATTATGAAAATATAATATATATGTCAATTGTTTCAAATAAAAGCGGTTCAACACCGATATTTTATTATTCGAAAGTGGGTGCTACAAGTTTAAATGTTGTTGATAATTCATTAGACAGTCTTTATGAATTTCCAAAAGTTGCACCAACTGGGGACGGACAAATTATCGCTTTTGATACAGATGGGTCTTCGTCTTTTGTTGATACAGTCCCGGGAAATCCAAATGCCCTATTAACTGATACACCGTTAATTGTGCCTACACAAGGTTCAGTTATTATTAGCGACGGTTTAACTTCAACAGGGACAAATAAAAGTGAGGACTTAATTATTCGTGATTATGATGGAATAGATGTTTATAAACAGTTAAATTGTAATGGTGGGTTGAATATTCAATCATTGACAACTCTTCCCGTGGTCATGACTTCTGGCACTGATGATTTCACTATTAATAACGGTCAAGGTTCAAGAACAGTTTTTATAAATAGTAATTCTTATGAATTTGACAATAATATCATAAGCAACGAAAATGTTATTTTAAATAACGCAAAAGCACTAACTTTGAATAATAATTTTGATGTTGATAATATTAAATTGTATAAGGATAATGTTTTGAATGGAACTTTTTTTATTGATAACCAATCAGGAACTAAAACAACTTTTAAAGGTGCTAACGGTTATTTTATGGATAATAATTTATCAATAGGGGATAATACAACTACTAAGAAACTATACCTCAATAACGTCGAAATTACCCCTTCCGGTGTGGGTGTTAGTGCTGGAATGCTTCGTGCGTTGTCTTTAAATTTATTAGTGCCAACAGTTGCACAAACATATAATGTTGTATGGTCTAATTTAACAGCAGGAGAACAATTATTATGGAAAGGAGGAGACGCCACAAGTGCCGATCCAATAGCAAGTGCTACAGGAAATTATTGGAGTTTTGTTAAAACAAGTGGAACATCCAAGATTAATTGGACGCCCCCTATTGACCTTTCATCGTTATCTTTTCAAGATTTACAATCAGTGTGGGCGATTGTTAGGATTAATACTACTACCGGAAATTTAACAACAGAAGGTTCGTTATGGTTTCAAATCCAATCTAACAACAACCCCGCAAATCCGCCGGCATATCGCACAAGATGGAATTATAGCAACGCGGCTAATCCTAACTCACAGACAGGATATTTTATAAAATTATTTGCTCTTGACACAATACCGCTTAGCACAAGTGCTTCAAACACTGGAAAAGGACAAGAAAGCACGCAAACCAAATATAAAACGAATCCGTGCGACGTTGAACCAACATTATTTTCTCTCGGTTTAAATAAATTCGTGGTTTCACCATCTGGAGACCAAACATCCGGTTATACACTCGCCCCCGTTCAATCAGTTGGACTCAATACCGCAAGCAATATATTAACATATAATTTTGATGTAATCGCAATGGGTGTAAATAATTATAGATGGAATTTAAGTTTTGCTTAAATTATTTGACATTCATATAATGGAATATACAACCAAACAAATTATTGATTTTGTAAAATATCTAAATGGAAAATATAATGTTTTTAGACGAATATATCAAAAAACATTAATAGACTTAACGAAAAATTATGATGGTTTGAGATTTATTAAACTAAATATCTAAGTAATGAAATATATTTATAATAACCTAATCCTACGATAATTAATGGTTGAGCGTCTTTTACAAGAACCATTAAATTTTTAACGTGATGAGAAATTTTAAAGTCTCTATCTATCATACAGGCGGTGTTTAATAATTCACTTAACATATAATTATGTCTCATATAATTTTTATGATTAGTTTTATTATAATGGGATTAATATTCTCTTGTAAAAAATATGATGATAAACCATTATTTTGTGAGAATTGTAATGTATTAATGGGAAAAATTTATGATTACCAAGACCAAATTAAAGATATGAATTATGCTTGTGATTTACATATCAAAAATAATGAATTACTAAGCAACCAATTAAAATTATATGAGAAGTATTATTAATTAGTTTGTAGGATATATTTGAGTTTCTTTAAATATTATGGCATTTTAACCTACAAATTATTTGTATCCATATTTTGATTTTCTCTAAAATATTATTCCTAATTATGGATACAAAAATCTAATTTCAAAATCTACCCGCAAATTCTAAAATTATGCTGAGTTAATTTGTATTGCTAATTCATTTTTCTTATCTAAACAATAACTTGTCTTTTCGTGATGGCTTTTATGATTTCTTGAATATTCCTTATTACAATAAACACATTCTATTCGTTCATCACCATAACGCCTTATTTCTGTTCTTTTTTCTCTTCTATATTCATACATAGTTCGAGATGGTATCTGTATATTAAACATTGGTTCTAAACTTAAAATAAACGATTTCTCTTTTTTTCTTAATTCAATAATATCGTTGAATTGTGAAGTATGTAATACATCGAATGAAAAATTATTTATTCCGTGTGCTCTAATATACACATATAACGCTTTATTAGAATGTAATGAATTATATTTATGTTCTGCAAATCGTTTATTGACATTTCGTGTTGTTGAACCAACATAACAAACATTATTATTGTTGTCAGTAATCTTATATACAGAACCTCCAAACATTATTATATTAGTTATATCTAATTAGATATTATATTAAAAATCACAAATAAAAATATTCTTATATATTATAATATGTCAAACAAGATAGAAGAAATTATTAAGACGAATTTTAACAAAAGATTATTTGACGATGTAATAGCAGATTTAGCACTACTTTTTTATGTATATAATAAGCATAAAAAAGTCTTAGGGATATTACACGGATATAAAAAACGGATACCATATAGAAATATATATATGAGTGATGATGAGACTATGCCCGGGCATTGTGTCATTTGTTCTAAAAAATGCGATTTAAACGCTGACTTGTGTAATACATGTGATATGACGGCAGACACTCAAAGTGAATATTAAGTTTGATACTCTATATAATCCTCTAATTTGGCACGTTCTCTCAAAAGTGAATTTAATTCATTCCCATCTATATATTCTCTATTTAATAATTTATTAATTTCTCTTATTCTATCATTCATAGCATCAATAGAATTAGATTTATTTTCTTTTAACATAGTCTCTTTTATTTCTTGTTGTTTTTTTGGTTTAGGTTGTGGTTTAGGTTGTGATTTAGTTGTTTTAGATTTTGATTTAGTTATTTTAGGTTGAGGTATAGCATTAGTTAATTGAAAATACATACACAATAAATCAGCCTTTTTAAGTTTGCTTACCGGTATAGATTTATCCAGACTTTTAACGAGTTTTCCTAATTCACCCTTTTTCAATGTAAATACGTTATCAAAACAACTCATAATATTATATATTTAGAAAATTAATATTACCAGAGAATGAAATATGAAAACCAGCTAGGACTATAATATCCATTCTTTAAATTGTGATGATGTCTCAATCTATATAATAATCGTCTCTTTTTATCATTATGGATTTTATCAGGATATAAATTCAATCCAGTCATATCTCTGTAATTCTCGAACCGATTATCGCCAAAGGGCATATATTTAATTTCCCCAGTTTTTCTACTTTTTAAAATTGCGTCATATTTCTTAAATTCCTTTTGAGATTTCCTAAATCCCAGTAATTTATATTCACTCATCTTAACATAAACCATTCTTTTATATTAGATTTAGATAATAATTATTAAAAAGTATCAATAGAGATGCCTAAAAATTAATTTTTAGTCTAATTATGCCCTTTATTAATATAAAATTTATGTAAATCTAATATATAAGAATGGAATTAGATGAGATTAAGAAACGATTTCAAACGAAAAGGGATGATTTATCAATTTATACAATCAACATATATATCTCTTGTATTAAAAAATTGCTCGAATTAATGAATGCTGAAAGTGTAAGTGTATTTTTAACTAATCCGGATGAAGTTATAAAGACCTTAGAGAAGCATTATGACAATTTTAATAGTAGAAAGACAAAGATTGGGGCAATTTTAAGTTATATGAATTTATTAAAGAAAACTAAGGCACTTGAAAATGTTAAAAGTAAATACTTAACAAAATGTGAAGAATATAATAATGCTATAAAAAATAAATTACAAACTCACGAAAAGAATGAAAAGGAATTAGAAAGTATAGGAACGACAGAAGACTATGAAAAATTAGAAAGTAAATTATTTGATGCTTTACCAAAGAAATATAATGACATTAATGATTACTTTAAAATTCGTGATTATGTTATTTTCAAGTTGTATCAAGCATTGCCAAGCAGATTGGATTTTGCAGATACGAGGTTAATATACAATACTGATACTATGGATAATGAAGATGATAATTATTTAGTATTGGATAAGAAAAATAAGACCGTAAAATATCATTTGAATAATTACAAGACATCAAAAGTATATGGGAAGAAGATTTTAAATATTGACAGCAACTTATATAATTTATTGATTGAATATAAAAAAGTTCTCAATAAATTCAGTAATAGCAATTACTTATTTCTTAATCAAACAGGGCAAAAAATGACAAGGAATTATTTATCAAAAATATATAAAAAAATAGGGCATCAAAATATTGGGAAGAAAATAACAGTATCGGGAAATAGGCATAAGGCAGTAAGTGATTTAATACCAATTGAGAAGATGAGGGAATTATCTAATAGGATGGGACACGATATCACAGAAGCAGTTAATGTTTATAGCAAAACATAAATATTGTATCCATATTATGCCATAATATTTAAAACTAAATCAAAATATGGATACAAATATAATTAATTAATTAAAATTAATATAATTAATTAGTTAAATTTATTATTATATATATAAGATATAATAATATATGGCATTTGAAGCATTTAAAAATTTTGATTATTCAGGGATTTATATGAGTGGATATTTTAATGAAGCAGGAGAATTGAAAAAAAACACTATCCATCCTAAGAAAGAATTATATGAGAATACAAAGCATTATTATAAACCAATCTTTTTTCGTGGTGAAATGATTGAACCAAACGCAATACAAATTGACACATCTAATATTTCAACAATTGACATTGATAAACCAGAGCAATGTATTATTTTAGACAAACTTAAAAAAGATTGTAAATTTTACATTCAAACTCGAAAAGGTTATCATTTCTATTTTAATAATTGTGATAAGATTATCCAATCTCAAAATGGAAAGAGACGCGTATTATGCGATGTTGCCGACATCAACTGCAACAAATTATATTATTGCCCTAAATATATTGATGAAGATAACAATGAATATTGCTATAAGATTGTCAAGAGTAATAAATTAGTTTCTATGCCAGAATATGCTATTGATTGGTGTAATCAATTAATTAAAAATGCTTATGACAAAAATGAAAAACCAAAAAAGATATTCAAAAAAAATATGGTTGTTATGGAGCATTTGCCAAATGTTGAAA